GATGCCCAACACGATGCTGGTGCCCTACAACGTGTACCGCATCATCTCCACCACCCCGCGCAGCACCACCTCCGACACCACGGTGATGGAGTTCTTCCTGCGCACCAACCCGATGATCACCGCCATCGAGCCCATCAACGAGCTCGAAGCCTCCAAGTCCGGCGGCGTCCTGTCCAAGGACCGCGTGATCTGCTACGACCGCAGCCCCGACAAGCTGCAGCTGCATATCCCGCAGCCCCTCGAGTTCTTCCCGCCCGTGCGCACCGAGCTCGAGTTCTCCGTAGCTGCTCACGCCCGCATCGGCGGCCTCGCGCTCTACTACCCCAAGAGCGCCATCGTGCTCGAGAAGGCCTGATCTAGGCCCGCAGCTCTGCGCTTGCTTTTGTTGGCTCTTTCACCTTTCTGATCATGATCCTCGTCTATCGCCCCGAACTCGAAAGTCCTCCAATGGACCCCGAGTGCACGATCGGCTTCTCCTTCGTCCAACACAACGGACAGCCGGAAAGCATCCAGGTGAAGTCCGGTGTCAACCGCGCCTTCCCCGAGAACGTGTGGGAGCAGATCAAGGACTACGACGTCGTCAAGAACATGCTGAAACTCGGCGCCCTGCGCGTCGAGGAGGACAAAGCCTTCGTGGCTGACCCCGCAGCATCCGCTTCCGTGGACTCCATTGCAGACATGCCTGTCACCCAGGCGCTTCGTCTCGTGGAGGACAGCTTCGACGTCGCCCAACTCCAGGGTTGGGAATCTGGCGAACAGCGGATCCGTATCCGCAACGCCATCAGCAAGCGCATCGCTGCCATCACAGAGGGTAACGGCTGATGGCAGTCCCCACCTTCGATGAGTTCGTCACACGCTTCCCTGAATTCGGCGAGCTCTCGCTCGCTGTAGTTCAAAGCGCGCTCACGGAGGCAGGCCGCTCCACCCCCGCGGCCAACTGGGGCACCATTCACACCGAGGCCGTCAGCAACCTGGCGGCCCACATCCTCTCCACCCGTGTTATGCAGATCGGCCTCCAGGTCGGCAGCCAATCCGGCCAGCCTCTCGGCACCGGCCTGACCGCCAGCCTGTACGGCCAGGAGTACGAGCGCCTTAAAGGCAACCTCGCTCTTTCTGGATTCGCCCTGTAGTCATGGCTATATCCGCCTCCACAATCGCCAACTACGCCCCCTGGGGCAATGCACAGCTGGCTTTTGAAGTGGGCGGAGGCCTCCTGACCACAGACCCCGACACGGGAAACACCGTGCAGAGCATCGAGACCGTCGAATACTTGGCCGCCCTCAACCTCGAAGCCCCTTCGTGGGACGGGCAGCCCGGCGCCGACAACTCGACTTACCGCTGCATCGGACGCCTACTCAGCCCTGATCGGCTGGACACCCGGATCACAAACGGCAGCCAGGCGGAAGCCATCATCAATGGCTACCGCGGCCGCTTCGAGCTCGTTTTCGACCTCGCTATGGACGCCGCCGCTTACCGGGACATCCGCCAATCCATCCAAGGCACATTCCGTGTCATCGGAGGCTCGATCAATGGCTAGGCGCCCTCTCAACGACCAGCTCCGCGCTGCCACCGCTAAGGCGACCCGGCAGCTCGCCACTTGGCTCGACACCCGCTTCACCGCTGAAATCTCGGCCGTGAAATGGGACTACCTCACCCCTCCACAGGTGCGGGACATCGTGGACACCGGTCGTCTACGTGCCAGCCAGACTCGCTCTGTCAATTCCGATGGTTCGATCACCTTCACCTGGCCCGTGGAGTATGCCGCCCAAGTCCACGAGGGCGGAGTCGCCGTCACCGGCCTCCGCTTTCCCGGTCGCCCCTGGACAAAAGCCCCCCTCGAGGAGGCTCCCGCCCAGTTCGACCAGTTTCTGCGCAACGCCCTCCGCGCTGAGCAGCCATGACGATCTCCACCAGCTGCCCTCAGGTGCGCTCACTGCGCACCACCATCGAGCGCCACATCCTCAACCTCTATGAGGTTGACGGCACCACGCTCAAGGCGCAGGCCAGCTGGCCCGGCTACTACACCATGCCCAACGGCACCCGCATTCCCGCGGTCTACGTCGTCGGCGAATCCATGGTTCCCTCTGACTGGGTTGTAACCGGCATCGAGTGCACAATCACCGATGTCCCCGAGATCGTTTCCCCCGGCTCCGTCGGAGCCATCGTGTCCTTCGAGCGCTGGCCAGTTCGTTTCACGAACTACGGCACCCGAAAAGGCACCCGCATGCCAACAACGCTGCTGGACATCAGCCGCCGACTGGCACGCACCTTCCCCCGGGACAGTGCTACGCACACCCCCCGGACCGAGGCCACATACGAGGCCTTGACGGTGTCCATTCTGGGCCCCGTTTTGAACCCCCCGATCCCTTAAGGAGTCCCAACAATGGCCGACTATGCCATCGGGCTGTCGTTCCACAAGGCTCACCGGACCCTTGTCCGTGCCGTGGACCTCACCCCTCCCTGCCGCTACTTCGCTACCCGCGACAGCGCCGGCATGATCACCCTGCCCACCCTCGACGCTGGCTCCCGTTACGTCGAGCTGCAAGGTGTCAGCAACACCACCTTCGCCATCAACGACAACAACCAGGAGTTCCGCCTCCTTGGTGACAACGGCTGGAGCGACTCGCTGATCACAGGCTCCTCTGTGCAGGCCTCGGTGACCGCCTACTTCCTCAAGGACACCGCCATTCCTGCCGGCCAAAATTGCCCACAGTTCCGCGGTAACTACGAGGAAGGCTTCGGCCTCATCGAGAAAGCCCGCTACAACAAGGACTTCGAGATCTACGTCGAATTCCTGAAGGAGCTTGGTCAGGCCGACGGCACCTCCGGCGACTACATCTACGACTTCACCGGCTTCAACGCCGTCGTGATGAACTACAACGAGAACCTCACTGCTGAGGGTCTCACCGAGGTCTCCTTCGACCTGATGTCCCGCGGTCGCCCTGTCTTCGGCCGTTACGACGCCGGCTCCACCGCCCTAGCCTTCGGTGGCGTTCAGTCCAGCCTGCTGTTCACTGCTCCTGATTCCGGCACCCGCCGCTACGCGGTGGTTCCCGCAGACAACGCCGACTCCGTCGTTGTCAGCAACAACCTCACCGTGACTTACACCAGCGACGGCAGCACTGCGCTGACTCAGCTGGCCCTGGGTCAAACCGACGGTGGCGGTTTCCGCCTCGAGGTCGCGGCCACCGGCGCCCGCGTCGCTGCCACGGTTTCGCTGGCAACCAACGTGGTCACCATCAACCCCGACGCCAACCTCGCTGCCGACACCATCTACCGCCTCCGCGTGGCCGACGGTGCCATCAAGCAAGCCCTGGACGGCAGCGGCAACCCCTCCGCCTCCGGTGTGCTGTTCCCCCTCGAGGGCTTCGAGACCCTCTTCAAGACCGCCTAAGGGTCAGACTGAGCTCGAGCCAACCACTCAGCCCCGCCCTCGCGGGGCTTTTTTGTACCTACAACCATGCAACACGACCTTTTAATGGACGCTGCCCACATGGTCTATGCAGTGAACTGCCAAATACAAGACGACACCCTTCACTGCGGCGCCTTGTATTTGGAGCCCCTGATCCCGTTTAAGTCTATACGCTTAGCGTATGAGGCTGCTAGCGTAATGGTTGAACTACCTGACGAGCTCGTAAACCAAACTGAGCCCTTCAGGTCCTGGTCTATCGATCTACCACTCGCCGATGTCTAAGTACGCGTCGCTTCTGTTCTCCCCTGAGGAGTATCACGAGATCGGACCTTTCCGCTTCCCCATCTACCGCGACCTTGTACCGGGCGAAGCTAAAGGCATCGAAGCGTTGAGCCGCAAGCAATCCAAATCGACATTTCGCTCCATCAAGCTCGCTCAGCGCATTGCTAAAGACAAAGGCATCACCACAAAGGAAGCCATCGATCTGCTTGCTAGCTCTACCGAAGAGAACCAAGAGCTTCTCTACGACTACGCCGGAGACCTCGAAGAGCTGCAGCGTGACTCCGTCGGCGCTGTTGAACAGCAGGTGGCCTTCGTCACCCTCTTCATGCAATATCGCGGCGAAGCAAAGCTCCCCCGCTCCAAGGACTGGCAGAAGCTAGGCGACTGGACCGAGGCCGACACCGAGGCCATCCCCACTCGCCTGATGGAGCAGATCTTCGAGCTCCTTACCTGGGAGCGCGATGGCTGGCCAACCCCCTCTGAGGGAAACGAACCGGAAGCGGAGCCCGAGTTCAGTCCACCCCCGAGCAAATCCTGAAGAATGCCGAGGAAACGCTCCGCGCACCACTAGCCGACTGGGACGCGGTTTACTTCCGAGTCCGGTCGTCTCCAGTAGGTGGCGACTTTACCCCGGAGCGTTTCCTCCGCACCCCAATCAGCACAATCCGCTGGCTGCTTCGGCAGATCGACGACCTCGACCGAGGACGAGCCAATACAGCCAGCGCCAGCACAGCACGCCTTACCGCGGTGCTGATTCAGATCGCGCACGGTTTCTCTGGCTCCAAACGCCCCGCACCCAAGGTGCAGCCTCGCGAGTTTCTGCCCTTCCCCGACTGGAAGCCTGCGGCCGCCCCATCCGACGGCCCAGACGCACCCACAAAGTTCATCCTCTCCGAGCTCGTGCGTACACGCCGCGTCCCGCTGCACGTCTACGCCGCTCTTGCAGCCGGGGCCTCAGACTCCCCGTAACATACGAGTAGCGCATATCGGCCCGTGTCTGACTTTCGGCTCAACGTAATAGCTGAGACTCAGGCCGCTGAGCGTAAGCTGAAACAGGTTGAGCAGATAGCAGATAAGGCTACACGAGAGCGTAAATTAAACATTGACCTACGCTCACTTAACCGGGGGTTTGATACATTAAATAAAGACGTAGCTGCAGCTAGTAACAATATCCGTACTTTCTACTCCATAAGTAAGAACGTACCGGGTATCGGAGATAAAGTTAAGCAGTTTGAGTCTTTAGCTAAAAGCACCGCGGTTACAGCTAAAGAGCAGTTTCAATTAGGCGCTGCGCTCAAAGAAAACGCAAAAGCCGGAAGCATTCTCGCTAACAGTCTTGAATTAGCCGCGGGTAAAGGCAGCCAACTAATCAATGCGCTTGCAAAAGTAGGTTTTGCAACTTTTGCCGTTAAAGAAGCTGTACAGATTCTGCAAGCCGCCTGGAACGGCTTCTTCAACAACACCATCGGCCGCGAGATCAAGCTCCGCGAGACCATCCTCAAGACTCAAACGACGCTTGCGTCCACAAACCGCGTCTTCGCCGGTGGTAAGGAGATCACCGATCCCTACCAGAAGATCGTCTCACTGACCGGTGCTGTCGCAGAGCGCATCGATTCCATCCGAGAACGGTCCATAGCCCTTGCCGGCGTCACCTCGAATGACGTCATTGAGGTCTTTGGCCTCGTGGCTGCTCAAGTCGGCCAAATAGGCGGTGGTTTGAAGGAAGCCGAAGACCTCGCGATCAACTTCGCCGCCGCCCTCGGCACCTTCGGTCTACCCCTATACCAGGCCAACCAAGAAATCGGCTCCATCCTCCGGGGGCAGATAACCGAGGACTCCTACCTGGCTAAGTCCCTCGGTATCCGCAGCGAAGACATCGCCAAAGCCCGCAATGAAGTAGGTGGCGTTGTCAAATTCCTCGAAGATCGCCTCGCCGCCGCGGTCGCCGGCCAGAAGATCGCCGCCCAAGGCTTCGCCGGTGTCATCTCCAACATCGCCGACCTCGGTGAACTCATCGGCCAGAACTTCGGTCGAGGCCTACTTGATCCACTGCTCGCCGGCCTGACCAGTGTTTTCGAGACGCTGTTCAAGATCCGCACCCAGATCTTCGCCATAGCCGAGGGCGCCGGCCAAGCCATCGGCCGCGCCGGACAGCTCATCGTCGGTCTCACCGCCGGCCGCACCGGAATCGGCAGCGGCGACCCCTCCCGCGCCGCATCTGCCGCCGCTGCCGTAGCACAGCAAGGCTTCAACCAGATCGAGCTCGTCGCTCAGCGCACCGTCGGAGCCCTCACGCAGGCCATCGAAGCGCTTAAGCCCACCGCACTGATCCTGGTTGACGCCTTCCGCAACATCGCCGAGGCCTTCGTCCGCATCAAGGTCGGCACCTTCGAGGCTCTCGCATCTGCCCTGGCCAACATCGCCAGCGTCGTCGGCGCTATTTCGCAGCCCCTGGCGAACATCTTCAATCTCTACGCCCGCTTCCTTAACACCCCCGCTGTTCAGTACTTCTCCGAGGTCGCTGCAGTACTCGGCCTCCTTAAGCGCGTCGGCCTCGACGCCGCTACCCAGCTCGTACTCTTCGGCCGCTTCATCGTTGGCGCTGTCATCCCCGCTATCGGCGGCCTCGGCACAGCTCTCGCCGGCCTCGTTGGCGCTATTGCCGCTGTCGTTCTGGCCGTCGGCAAGCTGATCGTCCTCTTCGCTGGCCTGGCCACTGCACTCGTAGGTCCAGCCGCCGCTATTCCCGCTCTGGCAACCGGCCTCAAGGCGCTATCGGTTGAGCTCTTCACCGTAGGCAAGCAAGCTGTCACGTCAGGTACGCAACTGAACGGCCTCGCTGCTGGCTTCCGCGGCCTCGGTGCCGGAGCCAAAGCCGCCGGCGCATCAATCCTGGCCTCTCTGGGCTGGGTTCTCGTCATCCAAGTCGGGATCGCCGCCATCATCGATGCCTTCGGACGCTTCCAGCGTGCTCAGGAGGATCAGCAATCAAACGCCCGAGCCGCTGAAGCTCTGCGACGGCTTCAGACCACGTACAAAGATGTAGGGGATTCAGCTGATAGCGCTACAAAATCCGCTCGTGACTTTGAGCAGGCCATCGTTAACGCCAATTACAGCCGCAATATCGATCAGCTAGAAGAAGTACGCAAGAAAATTAACCAGATTCGCTACGAACTCAAACCCGGTATCCAAAGCTGGGGCGAATTCTGGAGCGCCGTATCAGGCTCCGAGGTCGGCCGCTTTGAAGAAGGCGCTCGGCAACGGCTGAAGGGGCTACAAGCGGAAGAAGCCCGAGTCAAAGAGCAGCTGCGTGGCGTAGACGCCCAACGCAACCGCGAACAAGCAATCAAGGACATCCAGCTCCAAGCGCAAAACCGCACCAACCTCGAGCGCGAGGTAGCTGACCTGCGCCGCCAGCTCGAGAGCGACCTATTCCAGCAGCGCCAAGCCCTAGCCCAAAAGGAAGTCGAGATCTTCCGCGCAGCCGGAGAGCTCCGCATCAAGCAAATCGAACGCGCCAACGCCAAGCTCATCGAGGGCGAAGAAGGTGCCTCCCGCGCCGCCCTCGAGGCGCTTAACAACTACATCGCCACCCGTGAACGCGGCGAACTTGAGATCGAAGCCGCCAAGCAGACCATTGCCATTGAGATTTCAAATCTAGAAAAAGCCATCAGCGACTACCGCTACGACACCGAGAAAAAGATCGCCGAGCTTCGCAAAAAGTCCGCAGACTACGAGCGCGATTCAGCTGACGCCCGACAACGTGCTGCTGGTGGCGCAACGGCGGCAGCTCCCGGTGTCGCTGCGGGCTTCCGCGTCGGCAGTACAGGTCGCAGCACCGGCCCCCACCTTGACATCCGCAGCCCAACAGGCAACAAGCAGGCCGTCATCAACGAGGCGACCGCAATCATCAAGGCGTGGCAAGGCCAAGGCCTCGAATACATCGAGCTCAGCAACGCCAAGATCGACGTCAAAAACATGTTTGACGAGGCCGAGCTCCGCAAGGCGCTGGCCAAAGAGCAGGCTGTACACGGCAAGCGCGCCAGCGGCGGCGCCATCGACATCGCCGTCCCCGCTGGCACCCTCGTGCCTACACCAGTTGGTACTCCCTCCTGGGGTGGTGCGGGCGGTTGGCAGGCTACCTCGCTGCAGACTGGCAACGTGTTCCTCCACGGCCTCGGTACATCCGTCGCCAGCCCCCGCGGTGCCGCGGCCGCTGCAGCTCCTGCCGCTCCCACCACTGCCGGCGGAGCCGGCATGCCTGACGCCACTAAAGCCGCTAACAATTACGCCGCAGCCGTTCGCAACCTCACCAGCGCCATGGAGCGCCTGCGCTCACTACAAGCGGCGTTGACACAAGCGAACACTGCTGAGGCTTTTGATCAAATTGCCAAAGCTGCTTTCCCTCAAGTCTCCCTAGAGCAGTACCAGGACCAGCTTTACGAGTTGGATGGTGTCATGCAAACCTTCGCAAAAGGTGCGTATGACGCATTTGATCCTGAGCGAAGCCAGATTGCAGCTGAACAAGTAGGCAAAATGCTTACAGCGCAGCGAGAGCTAGGTCAAATTTATGACGCAATACGACAGCGCACCAACCTGAGCGAGCGCGAAAAGGCTGATCTTGTTGCTCAAGTCACTAAGAGACATCAAGAGTTTGTTAATAGTCTTCGCACGGAAGAACAAATTAGGCAAAGCCTATCTGCGATTCAAAAAGGCATAGCCCTCGCTAGCCAATTCGCGCAGGAAACCGCTCAGATTGCCCGAGATAACGAGGTCATCCGAGAGCGCAACCGCCTAATCGCAGCAGGAGCGAGCTCCGAAATAATTGAGCGTGAAATTGAGAAACTCCGTAATGCACAGCTATACAATCAAAGTATGGATCAGCTTAAAGGCATACTAGAAAAGCAACTTAATTTGCGCGCTGAACTACAAGCAAAGATAGCAGCAGCGACACCTGCAGAGAAAAAAGAACTGCAAGAGCAGCTAGATGCAGCACTTGCTGAGATTAAACGGCTTGAGGCTATAATCGCAGCACTAAAAGGTGAGAAAGATAAACGTGACGAAGCTACAGAGTCACGTCCACCTGAATCTAAAGATCGTCGTGACATTACAGATGTGATGAAGCAGTGGGAAGCCGATCTTGAAAGTCTTGATGAAGAGGTAGCATCTTTTGCTGAGACTATTCAATCTGAGCTAGGTGGTGCATTAGCTCAGGCATTTTCGTCCCTAATTGAGGGTACAGGGAATGTACAAGAAGCTTTCAGTAAAATGTTCCAAAACATATATCAATCGTTCTTGCGTTTAGTATCAGACATTATAGCGAAACAGATAATGTTAATGATACTGAAAGGTTTTGGCGTAGGAGCCGCAGACGGTGCTGTTTTTAAGAAAGCGGCTAAAGGTGCTAGTTTTGCTAATGGTATAGCAGAATTTGCACGTGGTGGGACATTTACTAATAGTGTAGTTACTAAACCTACACTTTTTGCTTTCCGCGACGGTGGGGCATTAAGCCCAGGCCTTATGGGTGAAGCTGGCCCTGAAGCAATCATGCCGCTTAAGCGTGGTCCCGGGGGACGGTTAGGGGTCGAAGCCCATGGCAGCACTGACAGCATCAGTGTTGTGGTTAATGTGGACGCAAAAGGCACCAGCGTCCAAGGTAATGACCAGCAAGGCAACCAACTGGGACGCGCCATCTCGGCTGCTGTCCAGTCTGAGCTGATCAAACAAAAACGTCCTGGAGGCTTACTCGCATAATGGCTACATTTCCTAGTTACGCACCTGTTTACCCAATCCGTAAGCAGTCTAGTCCGTCAGTGCGCAGTACTAAATTTGGAGACGGTTACGAGCAACGAGTAACTTTCGGCCTAAATCAGGATGCTAAAGAGTGGGCCTTAACTTTTATAGTAAAAGATGCTGACGCTGATATCATCGAAACTTTCTTGAATGCACGTGCCGCTGACGCTGCTAGCTTCGATTGGACCCCGCCTGATACTGCTACTGCACTTAAGTGGGTGTGCCTTAATTGGACCCGAGATCTTATTGGGTTTAACGTTAATCAAATTGAAGCGACCTTCCGGCAAGTATTTGAGCCATGACCGTACCAGTCTCAGCTTTACAGGAAGTTGCACCCGGCGCGATCATTGAGCTGTTTGAGCTGCAACTCAACACGGCGCAGCATGGCACCGACGAGTTGTACCGCTTCCACGCTGGCACGAGCCTAAACAACAATGGCGAGGTGGTATGGAACGGCAATAGCTATCAGCGTTTTCCCGTCGAGGCTGACGGTTTTGAATACAGCGGCAATGGTCAGCTCCCACGCCCCAAGATCCGCGTCAGCAACATCCTCAGCACCATCACGGCATTGCTGCTGACGTTGCCGGATGGGTTGGAGGGTGCCAAATTCACCCGGATCCGCACACTGGCACGGTATCTCGACGATGCCAACTTCCCCGGTGGTGTCAGTCCGTACAGCCCAGACCCCACGGCTGAGTTTCCGCGTGAGATCTATTACGTCGATCGCAAGACCATCGAGAACCGCGAAGTGGTCGAGTTTGAGCTTGCGGCAGCTTTCGACCTTGCTGGCGTCAGCGCACCTAAACGGCAGTGCATCGCCAACATCTGCCAGTGGGT